CTAACGTCCGTCAGCTTGGCGAGGTTGCGGACAATTAAAGACTGAACACGCAAACACAAAATTAACTTTAAATTTAAAAACTATGCTTAAAAGCACAAAATTAACCCGCAATCTTGCCAAGCTGATGTTAGTGGCAGTATTTTTTTCAATCGTTTCTTGTACAAGCGATAATGACTTTTCAAAAGGTAAAAAACAATTAGAAAATCAAGGTTATACAGACATTGTAAATACTGGTTATAATGCTTTTTGTTGCGATGAAAAAGATAACTTCTCAACTGGTTTTAAGGCTAAAGACAAAAACGGTAATGAAGTAAAAGGATGTATTTGTAGTGGTGTTTTAAAAGGTATTACAATACGGTTCGAGTAATATTGCCACTAACGTTGGTGGTATGGTTAGTTGGGGATTTGAAACGCTTACCTATCCACTGAGAAGAAATTTAATAAATAGCAAAAATGATGAATAACGCAGAAAAACCCCAATTAACTATACCGCAGGTTAGCGGTAGTGTTTTTATTCAAATCGGATGTAATTACCATACTAAATGGCAAAGCCATAAATCAATGCGATTTGTTTTGAAAGAGATAAAAGGCGACAAAGCAAGGCTGATAACAAGGAATAGTCGTAAAGATTTCTGGACTAATGTATCAGATTTGATATTTATAAATACAAACTGCAACAAATCAAAAGCGAAAAAGTTAGCAAATGTTTCTTAACATTACCGCTAACTACTATATGTACGCAACACCACTAAAACTATTATAAACACTAAGAAAATTATATGAATATCGGAAAGTACGTTGAAAGATATTCCGAAGAATTAAACGCCTTCGCTTTATAATGAACAACAACCCAATCAATTCTTTCTGGGAAGGTATACGCCCAACTCCGCTACTAAAGGTCTCTGAGTGGGCCGACAAATTCAGGCGGCTCAGTAGTGAAGCGTCTGCTGAGTTTGGACAATGGCGGACTTCCAGAACTCCGTACCTGAAAGAAATACTCGACAACCTTAGTCCAACATCTCCGTATCAGGAGATAGTTGTTCAGAAGGCTGTTCAACTTGGTTTCACCGAAAGCGGACTGAACGCAGCGGGCTGCTACATTGACATAGCTCCGTGCCCGATACTTTACGTTATGCCGACAATCGAGATGGCTAAGGGTTTATCTAAGTCCAGAATAGATACGATGATTGAGGCTTCGCCTACGTTGTCAACGAAGATACCACCAGCCCGTCAACGTGATGGCGGGAATACCGTACTCACTAAGGAATTCCCGGGAGGAGTGCTTGTACTTGCTGGTGCTAACTCTGGTAGTTCATTGAGAAGCCGACCAATCAGGCTTCTGGTACTCGATGAGATAGACGCTTATCCGCTATCAGTAGACGATGAGGGTTCCCCTATTTCGCTTGCTGAGAAGCGAACTGTAACGTTCTCAAACCGCAAGATATACAAACTAAGCACACCCATCAACGAAGGCTCATCTGCAATAGCCAGAGCGATTGAGGAAACTGATAAGCGTAAATACTTTGTGCCTTGTCCGTTTTGTGGCGTGCTTCAAACATTAGAATTCAAGAACCTTAAGTGGGATAAAAGCGATTACGATAGTGTGCACTACGAGTGTTCAGAATGTAGCGAGAAGATTCCAGATCGTTATAAAACAGAGATGCTTGAGAATGGCGAGTGGCGTGCAACAGATAAATCGAAAGTAAGTACTGAGCGCGCTGGCTATATAATCAACGGTCTTTACAGCCCCGTAGGTTGGATGTCGTGGAAGAAGATTGCTCAGGAGTTTGAGGAGACCAAGGACAACCAGACACTCCTGAAGACCTTCATCAACACGGTGCTGGGTGAGACTTGGAAGGAGAAGGGCGAAGCACCACCATACGAGAACCTGTACAACAGGCGCGAGGCTTACCGCCTGAACAAGCCGCAAAAAGAAATTTGTTTCATCACCGTTGGCGTTGACGTTCAGCGCGACCGTCTCGAGCTCGAGATTGTTGGCTGGTGCAAGGCGAAGCGTTCCTACTCGATAGACTACCGAACCATACCTGGCGACACCGCAGGCTCTGAGGTATGGGCCGAACTGAGCAAGGTAGTTACAGAGCAATGGGAGCGAGAAGACGGGCTGATGCTGCCTATGAAGTTGATGGCTGTGGATACAGGGTTCAACACGAACCACGTGTATGAGTTCTGCCGGAAACAGGATGCCTCGCGAGTGATACCGATTAAGGGTAGCGACAAACAGCAGTTGATGGTGACCGCACCTCGTCAGGTTGACGTGACCAGAAGCGGAAAGAAAATCGGCAAGGTGAAGGTGTGGATGGTAGGCGTTAGCCTCATCAAGTCAGAGCTGTACGGCTGGCTTCGGTTAGAGAGGGCTGAGGACGGAACAGCTCCGGCAGGTTACTGCCACTTCCCTCAGTACGATATGCACTACTTCAAGGGGCTGGCAGGTGAAGAACTACAAGTGAAGCTGAACAAGCGCGGTTATCGCGAATACCAGTGGGTTAAAAAATACGATAGGAATGAGCCGTTGGATTGCCGCGTGTACGCACGTGCAGCAGCGGCAGTGGTCGGGATAGACAGATTTACAGACGAGCAAATGGAGCAGATGGCAGGCTTATATCGGAAACCCGAATCGTCTAAGAAGGAGAAGAAACGCTCATCATTTTGGGATAACTAACAACAACGATATGAGCAACAAGAAGACCACCACCACCACCACCACCAAACGCAACAGGTTCATGCTGGACAATAACACCGTTGTGACCACACGCCTCAGCGAACAGGAATTCAGGGAGCGTTACGAGGGCAGGCGCAGGTTCTCTGACTTCGAAACAGCAGATCATTTATCACGTGGCAGGCAGGGTATTTAAGATTAGCGGCACGGTTGAGATAACCGAAGGCCGCAGGGTAAGGAGAGAGAAGTTTGTTGACGGCATTGCCACCGGACCTGAAGACGCGAAGATACGCGAGAGCTTCAGGTATTACCGCACATTTTGGCGGAAGCAGCAGGACAAAGAGAGAAGTAAGTACAGGGAGCTTCATGAGGCTGGCTGTATTCGCATTGTGGAGTATCAGCTACATGGAGAGTGCGGACTTGCGGGACGAAATACATAACTTTGAACTATGGTAGGTTTTACACAATCCCAACTCGAAGCACTCGAAGAAGCGATAAGCACCGGCACGTATCAGGTGATGTACGGCAGCAAGATGGTTACGTACAGGTCACTTGATGAAATGCTGAAACTGCGTGACCGCATGAAGAAAGAGCTTGGTCTTACCAAGGAAGCGAGCAGCAAACGTTACGGAGAATTCGACAAGGGACTAAATTAAACAACAAGCATGAACAACCCTATTGATAGGATAGTGACATTCTTCGCCCCGAAATCTGGGTTGGAGCGTCAGCGTTACAGACTGGCCACTAAGTTGCTCGAGGAGCAGGAGCGCAGGTTTGACGCTGCTGCTAACGGCAGGCGTACCAGCGGGTGGAACAGCAACACCAATTCTGTGAATGCAGAGGTAGGCGTTGCTCTCGCTCAGTTGAGGAACAGAAGCCGCGACCTGGTACGTAACAACCCGTATGCCAAGCGTGCCATAAAGGCCATTGCCAACAACACCGTTGGTACAGGCATCAGGCCGAACGCGCTTGATGCAACAGGCCGCAACGAGAAGCGCATTAAAGACGCGTGGAAGAAGTGGGCCGAAACCACCGCCTGTGACTTTGACGGCAAGAACAATATGTACGGCCTTCAGAAGCTCGCGCTTCGCACTGTTGCGGAGAGTGGTGAGTGCATCATCAGGAAGCGCAGGGCTAACAATCTGCTGGTACCTTTCCAGCTTCAGTTGATTGAAGGCGACATCATCGACACCGATATGAACTCACTCGGGTTCACCACTGACGGCAGTTTCATCATGCACGGTGTTGAATTCGACAAGAGCGGCAGGCGTGTAGCCATGTGGCTATTCGACCAGCACCCGGGCGACCAGTATGTGTACCGCGACTACAAGAGCAAGCGCGTGCCGATGGAGGAGCTCATGCACGTGTACTACGTGGAGAGACCCGGGCAGATACGCGGCATTCCTTTCGGCACAGCCTCAATGCTGCGCATGAAAGACTTCGATGATTACGAGGATGCTCAACTCATCAGGCAGAAGATAGCTGCGTGCTTCAGCGTGTTCGTGAGTCAGTCGCAGGACGGAACGGAAGAAGGAGACCTGAATGAGCGTGTTGAACCCGGCATGGTTTACAAGACCGCACCGGGTGAAACTGTAACGTTTGCGACACCGCCAGCGGCAGAGGGATATTCAGATTATTCACGCAAAATACTTCAGGGTATCGCAGCCGGTTATGACACGACTTATGAGGCCATGACTGGTGACCTTTCGAACGTGAACTTCAGTTCTGGCCGTATGGGTTGGATTGAGTTCCAGCGAAACGTGGAGGACTGGCAAGAGAACATGCTTATCCCGCAACTGTGCAATCCTACATGGCAATGGTTCATGCAGGGGTTAGTGATAAGCGGACAGATTGCTGCACCGTTTGAAGCATCTTGGACGCCACCTCGCAGAGAAATGATTGACCCGTACAAGGAGACTCAGGGTCAGCAACTCGCAGTAGCAAGTGGTTTTAAGAGCTGGCAAGAGACTGTACGTGAGAGCGGCTACAACCCTGAAGAAGTGCTGGCCGAGATAAAGGCCGAGCGCGAGAGGTTCAAGGAATTGGGCATCACGTTGGATTGGGGCAGTCAGCCGCAGCCAGCAGAGCCATCATCGGGAAATCAAGAATAACACGTATAATTGTATTCAATATGCCGGAAATTAAACGCGACACAGGAAGACACATGATTCGGGCGCAGTTCGTGCCCGAGAGCATGAATGTTGAGAAGCGCACAGTTGATGTGACGTTTGCGACAAACCACCCCGTGCTCCGCTATTCGTGGGCACGCGAAGAGTATTACAACGAAGTGCTCGACATGGACGGAGCCAAGCTGGACAGAGCTGCTAACGGCCTTCCAGTTTTGGACAACCACGGACGCTGGGGCAGCGTAGGTCAGATACTCGGACGTGCAGAGAATGTACGGAAGGAAGACGGAGTGTATCTCGCAACCGTAAGGTTTTCAAAGCGCGATAATATTCAGGACATCGTTGCAGATATTAATGACGGCATCATTCGCGACATCAGTTTCGGTTACACCGTGCTGAAGTACGAGCGAATGGATAAGAAGGAAGGCCAGCAGTACCGGGATTATATCGCGCGTAGCTGGGAGCCTAACGAAATATCATTCGTAACCATCCCCGCTGACCCGAAGGCAGGCGTAAGGTCAGAGGACGACAATTCGCCTGAACCCGAAATCGAAGACAAAACCCGCTCTTTAAATATAAAAATGACAGAAGAAGAAAAAAAGGCATTGCGTGACGCAGAGCGTCAACGTGCCGCAGACATCACAAAGGCTGTGGCCGAAGCAGGCCTTTCAGCTGAATTTGCCCGTGGTCTTATCGACAACGAGGCTATGACTGTTGAAGCTGCCCGTGCAGCTGTGACAGCCGAGAAGGAGCGCGTATCCAACGACCCTGCAAAGGCTCGTGAAGAAGGCGCGAAAGCAGAGCGCACCCGCGCTGCTGAAATCACCAAAGCCGTTAAGGCTGCCAGACTGAGCGATGAGTACGCCCGCGAACTCATTGACGCTGGAAAAAGCATCGAAGAAGCACGCGCTGCTATCATCGAGAAGTTTGCTGCTGAAGATCCTCACAAGGGAAGTCGCGGTATCCACGTTGGCGCTGATGCTGGCGAGGAAATGCGCAGAACCGCTACTGAAGCTGCACTGGTAATCCGTGTGATGCCTGATGCTGCTACTGGCGAAAAGAAATTGTACACCGAAGACGTGCTGAAAGAAGCACGCAAGTACCGTGGCGCAACGCTGCTGGACCTCGCTAAGCAATCGCTCGAGCGTGCCGGTGTGAACATTTCCGGCATGGATAAGATGGAGATTGTTGGCCGTGCTTTTACGTCCAGCACTTCGGATTTCCCTGTGCTGTTGGAGGGAACTAACAGACGCGTTCTGTTGGCGAACTATCAGGCCGTTGCTGACACATGGAGACGTTTCTGTACCATAGGTTCGGTGAGCGACTTCCGTGAGAACAAGCGCCTGCGTATGGGAACGTTCTCAGACCTCGAGGCTGTTCCTGAGAGCGGAGAGTTCAAGACCAAGAAAATCACTGACGCTGACTACGAGAAGGTGAGTATCTCTACCAAGGGAAACATCATCAACGTATCTCGTCAGATGATCGTGAATGACGACCTTGCCGGTTTCACCCGCCTGTCGTCAATGTTAGGCCGTGCCGCTGCCCGTTCTGTTGAGAACGATGTGTATGCATTGCTGGCTGAGAACGCAGGACTTGGACCTGTGATGGTTGACACCAAAACCTTGTTCCATGCCGACCACGGCAACATCGCTACCGGTGATGCTGTTGGAGCTCCAACTGTTGTTCGTTTGGACTTGATGCGTCAGGCTATGGCCTCGCAGAAGGACAAAGACCAGAACGACTTCTTGGACATCCGTCCATCGTTGGCTCTCGCTCCGTTGAGCCTCGGTTCAACGCTGCGTATCCTGAACAGCTCTCAGTACGATCCTGATGCATCTAACAAGTTGCAACGCCCTAACATCGTGAACGGACTGTTGTCCGACATCATCGATACGCCTCGCTTGTCAAGTACAGCGTACTACCTGTTCGCTAACCCATCGGAAGAACCTGTAATTGAGGTTAACTTCCTCGATGGTCAGCAGACACCATTCATGGAAAGCCGCAACGGATTCAGCGTTGACGGAGTTGAATGGAAGATTCGTATGGACTACGGAATCGATGCCATCGGATGGAGAGGCGCAATCCGTAACTCAGGCTAATCAAGGAATTCATAGGGAGCGGGGAAACCCGCTCCTATTTCATAGTCTTTAATATCGAAAATCATCATGCAAAATTTTATCCAACCAGGTGAGCACCTGGAAATCACCAACGCCACCGGTGCAACAATTACCAGTGGCACGCCCGTAATCAAGGGCAAGATTGTAGGCATTGCGCTTGGCGACATTGCTGACACCGAGAAAGGTCAAATTAGGACCAAAGGTGTATTTGAACTCACCAAAAAAGCTGCCCTCGCTATCAGCGAAGGGGATGCTTTGTACTGGGATTCGAACCCCGGTGAAATCACAAAGACCGCAGCAGATGGAACCTTCATCGGTTTCGCAGTTGCCGCGCAGGGCGGATCAGACACTACCGTAAAGGTGTTGCTGGTTCAGGACGCAGGTCAGGCATCTATTCCGGTAGCTGCTGATGTGAACTTCGCTGCTGGCTCAAACCTTGTAGGTGTTGACGGTACTGGTTCAAACGCTGCTCCTCTTGCAGGAACAGAGACACGTTTGGACGCATTGGACACCGCAGTTGCTGCAATCATTTCGAGCCTGCAAGCAGCTGGCTTGATGGCCTCCTAATTAAACTTGTCGGTTCATGGGAGAGAACGTGTTTGATGGGCTGCGAGAAACAGCCTTTAAGGTGGTTGCTACAACGATGGGCTTTAACGCCACTTGGGACGGCAACACCTACCGCGTTCTCTTTCGTGAACCGTCAGAAGAAGAACAGCTGGGACAGGTAAAGTACAACCCCAGCGTTGTTCACATTGAATACCAAGAGGGAGATTTCCCCGGCCTGAGCGAGCTCGTCAGCGATGGCGATTACACTCAGGAAGTCACCATTAAAGCGGTGACGTATTACGTTCGTGACGTTAACCAGAAAGTTGACGGAAGGAATTACGAAGCAAGGCTCGAGCGCAAGAGCCTATAACAACATAGCCCGTGGATTACGAACTACTCGAAACAGACATAGTAACGAGATTATCTACCCCGCTTGCAACTGCGGGGTTTGACGTTGTGCCGCTTCCCGAAGTGGATGCCGAGTACACCCAGCCCATAGAGAAGGGCAAGGTAACGGTAGCGTACAAAGAGAGTTCATTTCCGAACGGAGTCAAAAGCACATCAGAGATTGTTCAGGAAGAACAGATAACCGTAGAGTTGTTTCTTCAGTGCATGAAGCTGCGTGGTGCAGCAGGCATCTACAACCTCATCAAGTTAGTGAAGGCGCGGCTGTTTGGGTTCAGGCCGATACACTGCAACAAGCTGTATCTGGTCAAGACTGGATTCGTTGAGAAGGTTGACAACCTGTGGACATACACCATGCACGTGCAGTGCATGAGTATGGTGGTGGAGAGTCCTGACGAGATTGTTGAGAACCTGCTGAAGCGCATCGTTTTGGAAAACGAGACCACAGCCGACACTATTGTGATTGGTGAGCCTCTGCCAGCTGAGCAACTGAACTTCGATTATAATTTTGATTTTAACATTCAATAGCCATGTCAGACATTAGCTACGCAAACAAAGATAAGAATGCTGAAGACGGAGCACCCGAGAAACAGTGGCGTGACGTTGATGCCAACGAGGTGAAGGCAGCGGTCAACTCGAAAGTTGACAAGATTGCTGGCAAGGGCCTGAGCACAGAGGACTTCACCACGCTCGAGAAGGCGAAGGTAGCCAACGTTCCTTCCAACACGAATACTGAGCTGGCCGCAAAACAGAGCACCAGCGAGAAGAACCAAGTTAACGGTTATGCCGGGCTGGATGGTGCGGGTAAAATAGACCCGTCAACGATTCCCGTTATTGCGCTTGGCGACTTGCGTGTTGTGGCTGATGAGGCCGCAAGGCTTGCGATAACCGATGCTCGTGTAGGTGAGACGTTCGTACGCCAAACCGATACGGGCGAACTGTATATCTTCATCGCTGAGCCTGAGAGTACACCTGAGAACTGGGTGCGTGTAGCCGACACTACGCCTGACTGGTCAGAGATTCAAAATAAGCCGACAGAGTTCACTCCTTCAGCGCACACGCATGAAATTCCGGAAGTTATTGGGCTTGTAAGCGCGCTTAGCTCGAAGGCCAATGATTCAGCTGTAGTGAAGCTGACCGGGAATCAGGAGATAGCCGGAACAAAGGATTTCACCGGGACTATTGTTGCTCAGCGCGGGTTTATAACCGTATCAAATAATCGCACATTACAGGCTAGTGACCGCGGCCTGATGTTGGTGTTTGACGCATCAGCAACGATTACCATTCCTGAGAACACTGACACTCCGTTCCCTCTTAACACAGAGATTGAGTTCTTCAGAGCCACGGCTTCTGAGGTTCAGTTTGCTGCTGCCGGTGGCGTTACGATTAAGAGTGTTGACGGCAAGCTGAAGCTAAACAAGGAGAACAGTGCAGCCGTTATAAAGAAGATAGATATTGATGTTTGGATTCTGATTGGTGACCTGAAAGCATGATAGGCGCAAAGACAGGTATATACGCGAGCGTTGGCGGTTATGACGCAGCCTACGAAGCGATAGTGGACTACGCTATTGCGCAGGGTCACACGCTGCCGAGCGGTGCGTGTATCGAAGCACAGAACCCATTGGCGAAGGGAATACGTGAGGCTTCGGCTTCAGGTATGGCTTCGTGGAAGCTCATCCGTAACCTTCACAACGATATCAATCACGGCACCATACCTACCGACTTAGGATTTGACGGCATCAACTGGGCATCACCCGGAGTGTATGCGCCTATCAAAGTTAATGCGATGGCAAAGGTTCTGAAGCAGGGCTATCACGGTGACGGTGTTAGTGCTCGCGTGCGCGAGGGCATCAACTTCAATACAGCTGGACTGACCTCCGATGATTTCCTGTGGTTCACGGTTTACTACTACAACAACGTAGATGGCTATGTTGGCAACGCTGAGAGTTGCTTTGATTCAACATTTTCAAAAAGGATAGATACGTTCTTTATCCCGAATAACGTTATGGGTTCTATTCAATATTTATTCGGAGTTAACACAGGCTCTCAGACATACGGTTCCGCAAACAACCTGCCTGCCTACCAAAGATTCATCATGTGGCGTGCCAGTGGCGACTTATACGTTATGTTCAACGGTACACAGTACGGCCCGTTTAGCGTAGGCGCAGACACAGGCTTGATGGACCAAGAGTTCAACTCGTTTGTGCGCTCGTATCAGACTAACAATTTCTTTGACTATATGGGCGACAACATCCGCAAGTCCATCTTCGGTTTCGGCAAGGCTTCAGAAATCGACAAGGCAGCACTTGACGCGGCACTGGCTACGTACATTGCGACATCATATTAATTCACGCAAAACACAAAACGAATTCATATATTTGACTTAAATATTACAGACATGCCAGTATCTTACCTTCATGGGGTTGAGACCCTCGAATTAAAGAAAGGCCCCGTACCCGTGACGGTGGTCAAGTCAGCCGTTATCGGACTTGTCGGCATTGCTCCTATTGGAACAGCCAACACTCCTATCGTAGTTCAGAATGAGCGTGATGCCGCTCAGTTCGGTTCACCTCTTACGGGCTTTAATATCCCGAAGGCATTGGCCGACATTTTCAAGCAAGGTGCCGGAACTGTTATCGTGGTGAACACATTCACCAACAGCAACCTGTCTACAGTTACAGACGAGGCGTTGCCAACAACTGCTGGCGGCAAAACAAAGACAGCGTTCAACCCTGTTTCTAACCTAGTTGTCAAGAAGGGTGTAACTACCCTCACGCTTGACACGCATTACAGCGTGGACGAGTACGGCAACATTGAGGTGATTAACTTCGTTACTGTCCCTGATGGAACGACTACACTCACCGCATCGTATAAGAAGCTGAATGCAGCCAGCGTAAACGCGGATCAAATCATCGGTGAATACGATTCGGAAACGGACGCACGCACCGGTATGAAGTGCTTTGATTTGTGCTTCAATATGTTCGGGTTTACACCGCGCATCCTAATCGCACCTGGTTACAGTGTGCTGAGTGCAGTTTCTACCGACATGATTTCTGTAGCTAACAAGTTCCGCGCTCACGCACTTATAGACGCTCCCGAAGGAACAGCAGTATCGGACGCAATCACAGGCCGTGGCCCGTTGGGAGAAATCAATTTCAACACCTCGAGCAAGCGCGCTGTGCTTTGCTATCCGATGTTGAAGGCTTATGACATCGCTACCGACAGCAACGAGAACCGTCCGTATTCGCAGTTCCTTGCCGGTGTTATAGCCGCAACGGACAACAGCCGCGGCTACTGGGTGTCGCCTTCAAACAAGGAGATACTTGGAATCGTAGGCGTTGAGCGCAATATCAGTGCAGCTGTGAACGATGCTTCCACAGACGCGAACCTTCTCAACGAGAAGGGCATCGTTACGTTGTTCAATAGCTTCGGCACAGGCATTCGTACATGGGGCAACCGCTCCGCAGCGTTCCCGACAAAGACCGACCCGAGCAACTTCATCGCAGTTCAGCGTACTGCTGACATCCTGCATGAGAGCCTCGAGCTGGCTATGCTTCAGTTCATTGACGAGCCTATCAATCAGGCTTTGATTGATAGCATCACTGAAACCGTGAACGGCTTTATGCGTGTGCTCGTTCAGCGCGGAGCAATCGTTGACGGTAAGTGTACGTATGACGTTGCTAAGAACCCTGACGTTGAAGTTGCCGCAGGTCACCTGACCTTCGATATCAACTTCATGCCTCCTACACCAGCCGAGCGTATCACGTTCGAGAGCTTCATTGACATCAGCCTGTTGCGCTCACTTGGCACATCCAATTAACGACTAATCGACAACGACAATGGCAAATATTCAAATCAACAAAATAAGCAACGCCAACGTTTACGTTGATGGCGTTGGTCACTTGGGCAAGGCAGAAGAAGTGGACCTTCCTAAGATCACCCATAAGATGGTTGAGCATAAGGCTCTCGGTATGGTTGGCACGTTCCAACTTCCTACCGGAATTGAGCCGATGGAAGCCCGTATCAAATGGAACTCGCTGTATGCGGACATTCTGAAGAAGGTTGCCAATCCGTTCAAGGCTATTAATATTCAGATTCGTTCTTCGCAAGAGGTATTCACCTCAGCAGGCCGCACCTCTGAGGTGCCTGTGGTGTGTTACATGACCGCCACTCCGAAGGACTTCGACCCGGGTAAATTCAAACAGCATGATCTAATCGAGACCGAGAATATGTACAACGTCACTTACCTGAAGTTGACTATTGACGGTCAGGAAATCGTTGAGTTTGACGCCATCGCCAACATCTACAAGGCTGACGGTGTTGACTTGCTGGCGAACTACCGCACGAACATCGGAGGCTAAGGCCTCCACAACAATACAATCGAGCAAAGCTCCGTGCGGTAATGTGCGGAGCTTTCTTTATTTTTGAGTTCACAAGTTCAATTAAAGGAAACACATCATGAGTGAAACAAACAACGAGCCTAAGACGCTCACACTTCCCAGCGGCAAGACCGCTGTAATTCAAACCGGCAAAGGCAAGCACGCACGCATGGCATCGCGTGTAGCTAACGGAGACCATTCGCTATTCATCCCCGCGCTGATGGCTCAATTGGTGACTATTGATGGCAATACACTGGTAGCTGAAGAATTCGATGATATGGACCTGAATGATTTCATGACCCTATCGGCTGAGTTCTCGGACGTAAATTTTTAGCCGCGAGGGACTTTTTGTTCCTCGCTTATATGACTGGTTGGAGTTACAGCGAACTCGAATCAATGGACATGAAAGAGCTGCACTACTGGGTGAAGGAGGCCGTAGACCTACACAAGCAACTTAATACACCGTCAGAAAGATGAAGAAAGTACTCGAAGCAGCCGTAGTCCTCACCGCGTACGATAAAATGACGCAGAAGGTGAAGGGCGTACTGAACAACGTAACGAAGCAGTACGAGGCAAGCCGCGCACGCATTCAGCGTATGAACAGCATTGCCGATAGTTCTATGCTGGCCGGAGCTGCTGCAACTGCTGCATTCGTTCCGGCAATCAACGCAGCTGAAGAAGCAGAGATAGCATTCTTCAGGCTTGACCGCGTGTTCAAGTCTATGGGCGACACTACCGGGCAAGCTGCTCGTGAATCTGCTGCGTATGCTTCGAAGTTGCAGACGGTAATCGGAATCGAAGATGAACACATCATGGCTGTTCAGGCGAAGCTGGCGACCTTCGGCAAGGTATCTAACGCAATGGCTCGAGCCAACGGCACGTTTGAGAGAGCCACAAAGCTGGCGTTCGACCTGCAAGCTACCGGCTTCGGTGAGGCTTCAGCTAACGCGGTTCAATTAGGTAAGGCATTACAGGACCCTGTTAAGGGTATCAATGCACTTCGTAAGGCAGGCATCTCGTTCACCGATGCTGAGCGACTGAAGATAAAGGTGCTCACTGAGAGCGGCAAACTTACGAAGGCTCAGGAAATCATCCTGAAGGCCATCGAAAAGCAAGTTGGTGGAGTGGCTGAAGCTACCGCACCAGCCAGCGCGAAGATGAAAGTTGCCTTCGGTGAGATAGGCGAGAGCATCGGCAAGGTGCTGCTGCCATCGGTGCAGAAGTTTCAGAAGATGCTTGCCAATAATCTGCTGCCTAAAATTACTCAGTTCATAGATAAGCATCCGAAGCTCGTGAAGTGGTTGGCGATGGGAGCAATGGGATTGCTGGCCTTCGGTGTTGCGCTGAAGGTGGTGACCACCATCATGGCGATATTCAATGCCGTTGCTGCACTCAATCCCATTACATGGATTGTGGTGGCGATATTCGCTGCCATTGCTGCCGTCACTATTCTCGTTTGGAAGTGGAAGGAGTTAGTTGCCTGGTGGAAGAACAGCAGCCTTGCGATGAAGATACTTCTCGCTCCGCTGATGTTGTCTATCTCCGCATTCATTTGGGTGGCGAAGGTTATCCGCACGGTAATCGACAACTGGGATTCACTCGTAAGCAAGGTTCAAGCTGGGGCAGATATGTTCAAGAAGGCGTTTGCCTTCACGCCTATGGGCATTGCGGTTAACGGCATCAGTTCGCTGATGAACATGAACTCTCCAACTACAGGTGCATCAGCCAGCCCAACAGCTGGACTATCTCCTGTGACAAACAACGGAGGTTCAAGTGTGACGTATGCACCACAGGTGAGCATCATGGGCGGAAGCCCATCGGCCAAACAGGACTTCGCGGAAATGCTGCGCCAGCATAAGAACGAACTGATGAACGTAATCAATGACAGCACCTCGAGGAAAATGAGCAGACAATACTAAGATCATGTACGCACAGTTAGGTAACATCATATTTGAAGGTCCGAAAAGTTTCGGCAGCTATCAGAGCACGAAGCAGACGAACATCGTTGAGCACGGGCTCATTGATGGAAAACCTCGTTTGCAAAAGATTGGTGTGAACCTCGACCAGCTGAACATCGGTATCCAACTGCACCAGCGTTTCTGTGATGTGGCCTCGGAGATTGAAGCCCTCGAGATTGCAAGCAAGAACGCTGAAGTATTGCCGTTGTTAGATGGCTCAGGGCTGTTCATCGGCAACTTCGTAATCAAGTCCGTTGATAAGACCTATGACCACACCGACCCGCAAGGAGTACCGGTGCTGGCTCAGTTGACATTATCGCTCATTGAACACGCGCATACTGTGACCGCTTCGCAGGCGCAGCAAGACGCATTTGCAGCAGAAGAAAACAATCCCGAATTAGTGAAGGATGTTCCCCGCACTCAGGGCGAAACGGCCAGCATCAACAAGAGCGTGACCGAAGCGAAGGCTCAGGCAAGCAGCGTTCAGTCTGACGTTGACAAGGCGAAGGCCAACGCGGACCAAGCCACCGAGATATTTAAGCAGACCGAAAACCGACTTAAGAAAATAAACAACGCGGCCAACGATGTTGAGCAGAAGCTGTACGCGGCAAAGAATACCTATCAGTCAGCCGAGCGCATCATCAACGCTGCTAAGCGAGTGAAGAACTCTGCTCAGGCCGCAATCACTGCGGTTCAGGGTGGAAACATTGACGACATCATCACCGCAAACGATGAGGTCCAGAACGCTATATCAGCGATGTTCGGAGCGAATGCCGAGCTCGCGTTCCTATCAGCAATCCGTAAGTTCTAATCATGGCAGACGTAACCGAATATATCGCAAAAGAGAACGAACGCTGGGACTCCATCGCATACAGAGCGTATGGCGATGCCAGTAAGTATCCGCAGATTATTGCGGCTAATCCTGACGTGCCTATCACGGATGTGTTGCCGGCCGGAACGAAACTGTATGTGCCGATAGTTCAGGCACCGCAACTCGACAAGAATTTATTGCCACCCTGGAAACGCTAACGCATGGAAGTAAAGTCACCGCGTTTTGAGATTGTCTACAACGGGAAGAACATCACCGAAGACCTCACTCCGTATCTGCTGAGCGTTACGTACAGCGACAGAGAGAAGGACGAGAGCGATGAGGTGGACTTCTCCATTGAGGATACTGACGCGCGGTGGCGGGACAACTGGTATCCGGCCAAAGGCGACAAGATAAATCTGCGCCTTGGCTACGATGACATGATGCTGGACTGCGGAGACTTCGAGGTGGATGAAGTGGAGGCGGTGGGAGCTCCTGACGTAGTGAATATCCGTGCTCTCGGATCAGGTATCACCACGGCTATGCGTACGCGTGACAGCTACGCGCATGAGCAGACCACCTTGAAGGAGATAGTGGAACGCTTTGCTAAGAAGCACGGCCTGACACTTGTGGGCACGATACTTACGCTACGCATTGAGCGCAGCACGCAGAACCGAGAGCCTGATGTTGCTTACCTGAAGCGGCTGGCCGATGAGTACGGCTACCTGTTCAGCATTAAAGGAAAGAAGTTAGTGTTTACCAGCGTGTTCGATATTGAGAAGGGCTTGCCTGTGTACTCGCTGGACCGCAGCGAGATGATTAACTACCGGTTTCTCGACAAGACTGTTGCCACATTCAAGAAGGCAAAGACCAAGCACCACAAGCCACAGAGCAAGGAGATACTTCAGTACGAGACCTTACTGAACCAGCTATCAGACGGCACCGATATTGATGACACCGCTGAAGATACGCTCGAGCTGCGAGGCACGGTTGAGAACTTGCTTCAGGCAGAGTTGAAATCGAAGGCCGCGCTGCACAACAATAATAAGGAAGGTAAGACAGGCAGGTTTAACGTGCCTGGCAACCCGTTGATGGTGGCCGGAAACAACATTGAAGTTACAGGGTTGGGGAAGCTATCTGGTAAGTACCACATCAGCGAGAGCGTACACACGATAGACCGCAACAGCGGCTACGTGACCAGCATTGATAGCTACAAGGTTGCCGTAGTTCCACCATCGAAGCATAAGCCGAAGCCAGTGGAGCAGGCCGAGCCTGAGTACAAGGTACGCACGCTGAATGACATTGCCGATGAAACGTTCGGACCTTCATCGGGATTACCGATTTTCATCAGGCCTAATAACTAAGTTAATTCGTATATTTGAGCATGCTCAGGTTCGGAATAGTTGACCAGATAGATGCAGCCAAAGGGCTGGCGCGGGTGAGGTTTCCTGAAGACAACCTGTTGTCGTTTTGGTTACCAGTGCTGGTGCGCAAAACGCTCAACGATAAGTTCTACCACATGGTTGAAGCGGACGAACACGTGGCCTGCCTGATGGATGAGAAATGTGAGAACGGGGTGATACTCGGAGCGATGTACAGCACCGCGACAGAGCCACCTTACACAACCGAGAAAAAGATAGGTGTGAAGTTCAGCGATGATGCTGAGGTGGTGTATGACAAGGAAAGCCAAGTGCTGACCATCATCACATCGGGCGAGGTTCAGATTGAGTGCGGCACATTGAAAGTAACAGGTGACGTTGAGATTACCGGTGCGGTTGCAGTTGAGGGAGCAGTTGAGGCAACAGGCGCGATTAAATCGGACACAGACCTTGAAGCTGGACCTACTTCACTATCGTTCCTGACACACGTACACGCAGACTTAACCAGCGGTGGAGTAACTGGACCGCCTCAATAATTATGGCATACGTAAACGAAATACGCGCTCGAGATTGGTCACTCTCCCTGACAGAACAGGGCAAGGTGGCTGAAGGCATTGCTGACATCAGCCAATGTATCTTCATCATCCTGAGCACAGATAAAGGAAGCGACCCGTTGCGGCCTGAGTTCGGCAGCAACATCTTCCAGTACATTGACGCTCCTATCAACGTTGCTGCTGCCAATATAGTGAAGGCCATCGTTGAGGCTATCCGCGATTGGGAAAAGCGCGTGACTGTTGTGCGCGTGAAGTACCGGGTGGATGTGTCAAACATCATTTTTCAGGTGGACTGGAAGTTCAACAACACCGTAGGCACTACTGAGTTCGACCTGTTTAACAGGACTCAGGGACCCGCCACAGGTGGCGAAGGTATTGGCGACTGGATTATAGAAACAAACTTTGAAGTACAATAATTATGACCACACGTACAACGCTATACGCATTCTTTGAGACAGGAGATAAGCCAACACAGGCGCAGTTCCAAACGCTGATAAACGCCATGTTCAACCTGACCGATGATGATTACACAAACATCGTAGGGTTAGTTGAAGTATTGTCAGAGAAGATTGGCGAGAGTCAGCGCAACGTTACCGATGGGTTTGCTGGACTCGATGCCGATGGAAAGATTGACCCGGGTGTATTACCCGCACTGAAGTCGCATGAGTTCGTTGTGGTGGCAGACCAGACCGCACGTTTGGCTCTGACCGTTGGTAGCGTGCAGCTTGGTGACGAGTGTTATCAGAGCGACAACAACAAGACCTACAAACTAATCTCGGCTAACCCCGCGCTCGAAGGTTCGTGGACAGAGGTTGCTGACACTACACCTGACTGGTCAACCATTCAGAATAAGCCGTCAACGTTCACACCAGCTACTCACTCACATCCGCAGTCGCAGGTAACGAACCTCGTTTCTGACCTTGCTACAATGCAGGCCGACATTAACACGCGTGCTCTGGCAAGCTCGGTGACTAAGGTACCTTTGCCTATTGCGATTACTGCTGACGCAGTTGAAGACACTACGAAGAACGTCTTCCTGATTGACGCAACTCTTGGCAACATCCTGTTCGAAGTAAATAACAATGTAATTCCGAGACGCATAACAATCATCCGTGTAGATAACGTGGTGGTGAACTCCGTAACCGTTGCGCCTGTGGCTGGTAGCCCTGACGACATCGAAGGCAGCTCGAGCTTCACGCTCCCTGCGCAATGGAATAAAGCAGAACTGCTATTCACCGGATCAGGCAACACTATATTCAGACTATTATAATGGCAGTAGAGAAACCGACATTCATTGAGAACGACCCTTCAGCGATACTCGCTGATATGGTCGCATACTACGAAGCAGAGACAGGCAAGACCCTTCACCCGGGTCAGCCTGAGTACATGATATGCACTATGTTCGCGTATCGCGAGGGGCTAATCCGGCAGGCGATTCAAGAAGCATCGCTGATGAACCTTGTGTCGTTTAGCCGAGCCCCGGTGCTTGACTATCTCGGTGAGCTCGTAGGTGTGAAACGTTTGGCCGCTGCACCAGCGACCACCACTATCCGCTTCACGCTGGTAGATGGTCACGGAGGTGTGACTATCCCAGCAGGCACGCGAGTATCGTCAACTGACGGCAAGGCGGTATTCGCTACGCTGGCCGATGTGAACGTTATTGCAGGAGACAACACCGAAGACGTATTGGTTCAATGCACGCAGACAGGAGCGTTTGCAAACGGGTATGTGGCCGACACCATTACCACCATCATTGACGTGCAAGCGTTCTTATCGGCAGCGACCAACCTGACTACAACTGCCAGCGCATCTGATCAGGAAACCGATGCTGAGTTGCGTGAGCGTATCACGCTGGCACCAGGTTCATACTCGAACGCTGGAAGTAAGGGCGCGTATATCTTCCACGCGAAGTCCGCTCATCCGTCCGTGATTGATGTGAATGTAATCTCTCCCATACCCGGAACGGTGAATATCAACGTGCTGGTTGCGGGAGGCATTGACACACCGACTGAAGTGCTCGATGCGGTTGAGGCGGCTTGCAATGACGAGAAGATTCGTCCGCTGACTGATACTGTGGAGGCCGTGTCACCTACGAAGATTGAATACGATGTTGAGGTGAACATCGTTCGGTATGCTGACGGTCCTACTTCAGCTGAGGTAGAGGCTAACGTACTTGCCGCGCTCGAGGCGTTCACTCTGATGAAGGCGTCAGCGATGGGACGTGACGTTCACAGCTCGCAAGTGATTGCCGCCTGTATGGTTGAGGGCGTGTACTCCGCAACGCTGGTAGGCTTCTCAAACTTAGTAATCCCTGAAGGGCAATACGCATTTTGTACTGACATAACTATCAACATCACCGGCTCAACAACTGGATAATGGCTAACATTCTCGCGACAGGCATAAAGAATCAACCACACCTGAAGGTGTTCAACGACATGGCCGAGCAGCGTTTTGCTGACTTGGATATGACCTCGCTGCTCATCTACCTTGTGGACACTGTACCAGCTGCCGCACTCGAGGCATTGGCCGAACAGTTTGATGTTTTGGGCTGGAAGGGTTGGGCGTTGGCTACAACCGAGCAGCAGAGGCGCGACCTGATTAAGCAGGCTATCGAGCTGCATCGGTTCAAGGGTACACCGTGGGCAATCAAAGAAGCGGTGAAGCGTATCGGCTTCGGTGGAGCTGAGATAGTTGAGGGCCTCGGACGTTTCTACGATGGTTCGTTTGAGTACAACGGTGGCATCACATACAGCGGCCTGAACAACTGGGCTTTGTTCCGGGTGATACTCGACCTCGGAAACGACAAGGGTATCTCAGCTGATCAGACCGAGCAGCTCGAGTTCATGATTGAGGAATACAAGAACGTTCGCTCTCACCTTGTTGACATCACGTTTAACAAGAATCTAACCGATGATTTATTGATGGAGGATGAGGTGTTGATGACGATTGAATTTGCTACACAAGTAGACGCAATGAGCGGCATACTGTACGATGGGTTGCACATGTATAACGGAGAGCATACCTACAACGCGTACGCAGAAGAACTCACTATAACTACGTAGGGAGTATTGGAATAAATTATTATAATTGTAACATGAAAGACAGCATCGGATTGAAAGGAGAGTTTGAACTCCACGCTTACGATAAGGAAGGCAACGTAGTTCACCACATCAAGAAGAACAATCTTGTGGTGACAACAGGCAAGCAGAACGCGGCCTTGTTGCTTGCTGGCGGTGGCGGGTTCGCCATTGATGGAATTGTTTTCGGAAGTACCGGAACTGCGCCTGTGTTGGGTAACACCTACGCAGACATGACCGATAAGTTTCTGAAGGCCGTTGGCGCCATAACCTACCCGACAACTAATACGATGCAGTTTGCGTGGACATTAGAGTATTCAGAGAATAACGGTGCAACCATCCGCGAGTTCGGATTGGTGAGTGACCGCACGGGTACGCCTGTGTTGTTCTCTCGCATTGCATCTGATGCGATTTCTAAGACGAATATAGTTCGTCTCTCAGGCACTTGGAAGATAACGTTTTAACACGAATAAGATATGGCGAATTTAACTCCAGTAAATGAATTTCCTGATGTTTACCAACTCGAGGTAACTGACCCTGTACAGGGTGGCCCGGGTGGTATTGCAAACACTCAGGCACAGCAGCTCCTAAACCGCACCACATACTTGAAGGCAATCACAGATGGCCTCGTTGGGCAGGTAGCTTCGTTCGCAGCCAACACACCGCCAACAGGATGGCTTGCGTGTAACGGTGCTGCAATCAGCCGCACTACATATGCAACCCTGTGGACGTACGTTCAGGCTTCAGGAATGCTTGCGGTAAACGCGCTGGATAAAACAAACAATCCCGGTAAGTTTGGTACTGGAAACGGCACAACGACATTTGATTTGCCTGACCTTCGCGGTGAGTTCATTCGCGGCTGGGATAACAGCAGAGGCATTGACAACCCTTCGGTTACGTTCGATGGCGTGACGCACATCGGTAGCCCTACCATCGACACGATAGCCAGCACAGCAGGACTGCACGCAGGTATGAGCGTTGTCGGCACTAACATCCCTGTTGGTGCGAAGATTGTTTCTGTTGTGTTGAACACGAGCATTACGCTGGACGTGAACTGTACCGGTGACCTTGGCGTTGTCGGCATCGTTGCTTCAGGCCGTTCGATTGGAACCAACCAAGAGACTGAAGAAGTGGCATCAGGTTCAGGCGCAAACGGATTGCCTCGCAACGTGGCATTATTGTTCTGCATTAAATATTAAAACACATGGCTAAGAAAACTAAAAATACACAGGCACTAACCACCAATAAGGTGTGGTGCTACAATCCTATAACCGGATATTTCTGTGGAACAGACGTGGCGTATCCTGACCAGTTGAATGCAGGCGAGTTCTTATTGCCGGCAAACTCAACATCGGTTGAGCCACCAGAATACGACCATCTGCATACTGTTAAGTGGACGGGCAGCGAATGGAAAATTGTTGACGCGATTGTTGACGTTTCTGTTGACAAGAATGTAAGGTCGCTTAGAAATAAGTTGCTTGCCGATACCGATTGGACGCAGTTGCCTGATGCTCCGCTTACGGAAGCACAACGTGCTGAGTTTACGGAATACCGGAAGGCGCTTCGCGATATTACTAAGTCTAATGACTGGCCGAAAGTAGAGTGGCCCAAAATGCCCGTAATATGAGCGCGATACAACTGGCAACCGCAATCATCAAGAGGTGGGAAGGTTGCAAATTAACCGCCTATCAATGCTCCGCAGGCGTGTGGACTATTGGCTACGGAAGCACGTTCTACGATGACGGCAAGCCGGTAAAGAAGGGCGATAAGATTACGCAGCTCAGGGCTGAGACGCTGCTGAACCACACGGTGACGTTCTTCCATGCGAAGGTTGACGGGTTGGTTACATCAGCCGTCAACGACAACCAGCTTGCGGCACTTGTCAGCTTCGCGTTCAACGTTGGGCTGGACATCGATGCCGACTTCATTGCTGAAGGGCTGGGCGATAGCACGCTGCTGAAGAAGGTGAATGCCAACCCGAAGGACGAAAGCATCAGAGCTGAGTTCATGAAGTGGGTGAACGCGAAAGGTAAGAAGATAGGCGGGTTAGTGAACCGCAGAAAGGACGAGGCCGATTTATACTTCAAGGCATGAGGACGAGAAAGGAGAGAGTGAAGCTCATTTGCGAAGCTACGTCTTATATCCTCGTTGGGCTGGGCGGTTTCTCGTTTGTATCTGACCACACGAATATCGCTTACGGTCTCACATTGCTGGCCGGAATAGTTGACAAGTACGTGCCGCGATTCTTAGGCGTGCCCGATTAAAAAAAATATTAGCCTGACTGTCAGGCGATTAGGCGAAGCCATGAAAAATATACGTGCGAAAATTTGCGTATATGTTCGGGGCTTTGTTATTTTGCTATCCCATATCCAAAGCGCGCGAATGGAAAACGTGCAAGGTTCGGGTTGGTTTTCTGAGTAGCTCAGTTGGTAGAGCGCACCTCGAAAGAGGTTTAAGAGGTCACAGGTTCGAGTCCCGTCTCAGGAACAACAGGCATGAAGCTGCGGAAAACACATCTGTACGAGG